AACTAATGCTATTTTAAAATTAACAAATCCTAAATATAATTGCCCAATTGGAGCAGGAATAGTTGCTATTGCTCGTAGAGATGTTGGATTGATTGAAACTGGATGGGATACTATTGGTGGCGGTACTAATATGGGAGGTGGTTCTGGATTTGTAGCAAAACCAATTAAAAGAGATTCGAGAGGTAAAATTATATATGAGCCGGGAAGAATAGATGAAATGATTAGGATAGCAGGTTTAAATAATGAAACTCAGTTTAATACTACTGGTAAAGGATATGAATGGTGCGCATGTGCAGTAACTACTTGGTGGAAATCGGCTGGATTAAAAACTCCACCCGGTGGAACTTTGGTATCCAATTGGGTTAAGTGGGGTGTTCAAAATGGATTGTATTCACAAAAGCCTGTATTAGGCGCTGCAATTATATATAAATCAGGAGGTTCTTATATTCACATTGGTATTGTTTCTGGAGTAATGCCGGATGGGACGGTGATTAGTATAGAAGGAAACGCTAGTAAGAAAGGATTTAGTGCAAGAGGTATTTGTTGTAGAGAGGGTGTTGCTTGGATGAGCGCAATTGATGGGTATGTTATCCCATTTGGGTGCGAATAAGATAATTCTCAAAAATACTTAATTTAAATATTTATAAACATAACAAACAAAGAATAGAATATTATGGACATGGATAAACTATTAGAAGCCATTCAAATTCTTATTAAAGAGGAGCTTAAAGAGCAATTACCTGCTTTAATTAAGGAAGGTGTGAAGGCTGAAATGAAAAAAATGCTATCTGAAGGCAAAGTAGCACCAAAACCACAATCAAAGGGTATTTCAATGGCTAAGGCTATTTTAGGTGATGAACCAATTCAGGAATCAGTAGCACCAAAAGTAGTACCTACAAAACAATTTAGTAAAAACCCAATGATTAACCAAATTCTAAATGAAACCGCAATGGCACCTGCAACTGGTGATGGTGGATTCAGAACAATGAATTTTGGACAAGGTGATGTGGGTTCAATTGTAGGTAGAACGGCAATTGCAGAAAAAATGGGGTATGGTGATTTAGTAAAAGGACCTTCTCCAACCGGATTAGGTGTAAACACTGGAGTTCCTGAGTTAGATAAAGCTTTGAATAGAGATTATTCTGAATTAGTAAAAAGATTTAAAAAGTAATAATGGCAGTATTATTAGGTAATAAAATCGTAAAAGATACAGAATCATATAATGATTATGCTATTGGTATATCATTACCTATACAAATTGGTAATACTGCATTCAATCAAACTTTTCAAACTGTAGAGCAGGTAAAATCTAATATTAAGAATCTTTTACTTACTAAAAAAGGAGAGAGAATAATGCAGCCTGAGTTTGGTAGTGGTCTTCAAGAAGCATTATTTGAAATGAATGATAATGATTTAGAAGAAAGATTGGAAGATATAATAAATAATGCAATTGAAACTTGGTTACCATATGTTACAGTAGATAGTATAGATATTCAAGCATCAAACGAATCAAAAGATAGAAATAGAGTAAATGTTTCTATAAAGTACAAATACTCTAATAATATAAATTTAAACGAAGTTACATTCACAGTTCAAGGATAATAAAAAATGGCAATAAATAAAAATTTTAAAAATTCTGGAAAAGATATAAAGTACCTTAATAAAGATTTTGCTAGCTTTAGAGCTAATTTAATTGATTTTGCTAAAACATATTTTCCAAAAACTTATGCAGATTTTAACGAGTCTTCACCTGGTATGATGTTTATTGAAATGGCATCTTATGTAGGTGATGTTCTTTCATATTATGTAGATGATACATTGAAAGAATCTATAATGACAACTGCTGAAGATATAACAAGTGTAATTGCATTATCTCAATATTTAGGATACAAACCAAAATTATCTTCACCCGCTGTAACAACTTTATCTGTTTATCAATTAGTACCTTCAATTGGAACGAGTGTAAATAACAAACCCGATTCTAAGTATTATCTTAGAATAAAGCAAGGTATGAGAGTTAAATCTCCAAATAATACAATATTTAGAACAACTGATATTGTAGATTTTTCAAATGAAGCTGATAGAGAAATTGCAGTATATCAAAGGGATGCAAATACAGGAGAACCAACATTCTATTTAATAAAAAAATATGTACAAGCTATATCAGCAGAAGTTAGACAAGTAGAAGTAACTTTTGGAAATTATCAAGCATTCCAAACTATTAATATAGAGGATACAAATTTGATAAGTATATATGATGTTAGAGATTCAAATGATAATAAATACTATGAAGTTCCATATTTAGGACAAGAAATGGTTTTTATAGATTATCCAAATACAGAAGCTAATGATCCTGATTTGTATCAATTTAAAGAAACAGTACCATATATTTTAAAAACAATAAAAACTCCAAGAAGATTTACAACTAAAGTAAATGAGAATAAAACAACTACTATTCAATTTGGAGCTGGAGACCCAACTGCTAGTGATGAACAATTAATTCCAAACCTTAAAAATGTTGGATTGGGATTACCAAATTCTATTAGTAGATTGGAAGAATCATTTGACCCAACCAATTTCTTAAAAACAAAAACATATGGAACATCTCCATCAAATACAACTATAACTGTAAGCTATTTAGTTGGGGGTGGAATTTCTTCCAATGTTAATAGTAATACATTAACAAAAATAGATGGTATAGAATTTGATGACCAAACTCAAAGATATACAGCATCAGAATTGGGATTGTATTCTGCAGCTAAAAATTCAGTAGCAGTTGATAATGAAGTTCCTGCTACTGGTGGTAGAGGTTCAGAAACAATTGAGGAAATTAGACAAAATGCATTAGCAAACTTTGGTGCACAAAATAGAGCAGTAACTGCAAAAGATTATCAAGTTAGAGTTTTATCAATGCCATCAAAATATGGTGGAATTGCAAAAGCATACGCAACTGCAGATGGTACATTAGATAATAATTCACCATCATCAATATTAGCATCTCCAAAAGCTTTGCAAGAGTTTACTGATTTAGTAATGTCTTTTGTTAAAAAGCCAGATAATTTAGAACCAACAGCAACAAGCGTTAAAGCAGATGTACAAAAGTTTTTAACTGGAAAAGTTGGTAATCCAAATGAAAAAAATAATCCATTTGCTATTAATTTATATTTGCTAGGATATGATATTAATGGTAATCTTACTGGATTAAATAGAGGAGTTAAAGAAAACTTAAAAATATATCTAAACGAATATAGAATGCTTACCGATGGTATTAATATAAATGATGGATTTATTATTAATATTGGTATAGATTTTGAAGTTAAGTGTTATGAAAATTATAATAAAAGTGATATATTAGCAAATTGTATTAATGATTTGAAAGAATATTTTAGTATAGATAAGTGGACATTCAACCAAACAATAAATTTAAGTGAAGTTGAATTATTGTTAGCAAATGTTGAGGGTGTAATATCCGTACCATTTCTTGAAATAAACAACAAGTGTTCTGGTAACTATTCTTCCAATTCTTATAATATAAAAGCGGCAACAAGAGATAAAATTATTTATCCTTCGTTAGACCCATCTATATTTGAACTTAAGTTTCCTGACATAGATATAAAAGGTAGAGTAAAATAATGGCATACTATTTTTTAACAGCATCAAAAGATGCAACGGTATATCTTCAACAACCAAATCAAAATACTGGTTTGGATGAGATATTAGAAATAAGTAAAATTTATTATGGTAACATAAAAGATGTATCCCATACTTTAATCAAATTTGAACATGCTTATTTATCAGCATCTATTTCAAATGGTAGTATTGGATTTAAAAACGCTACTCTTATTTTAAAAGAAACTCAAAGTGAAGAAATTCCATTAGAATATACAATATATGCTAATCCTGTATCTGGTAGTTGGGAAATGGGTATTGGTACTCGTTTTGATAATATAAACACACAGGGTGTGACATGGAATTATAGAGAGGGTGATACAAAGTTGGATTGGTTAGAAAATAACTTTGAAGTAGGAACTACTGCTAGTATTAATAATGGAGTGGGTGGAGTATGGTACACAAATTATCAAGCATCTCAAAATTTTAACTATCAAACATCTGATATTAATATGGATGTAAAATCTATGCTTAATGCATGGATGAGTGGTTCTATACAAAATAATGGAATTGTTTTAAAATATTCTACGGAAAACGAAAGTGATACATCTGATTATGGTGTTTTAAAATTCTTTAGTAAAGAAACAAATACTATATATCAACCAAAGATACAAATTACATGGGATGACCAAGTATTTACAACTTCATCTTTATCTGCATTAACTGCAAACGATATTAAAGTTGGAATTACCAATTTGAAAAAAGAATATAAAGTTGGAAGTGAAGTTAAATTAAAAATATTTGGTAGAGAATTATATCCTTTAAAAACATTTACAAATTCATTTTCGTATGATGATGTAAAGTATTTACCACAAACTACATACTATCAAATAAAAGATGTTAATTCGGATGATGTAATAATTCCATTTTCAGATTATTCAAAAGTAAGCTGTGATGAAAATGGAAACTATATAAAAATAAATTTCTCAAATTGGGAAGCTGGTAGAACATATAAAATAGAATTTAAAGTAGATATGGATGGAGATATTCAATATTTTGATAATGATACTACATTTAGTTTAATAAAAAGTTAATAATGGCAACTAGTATAAAAACAGGATTACAAAACGAAGCTAAAGTAAAAGATATTTTAACTAGTGGATCTGGTGTTATAAATACTAGAAATGAATTTGGTGTCCATACATTTAGTGACCAATCTCCAGCTGATGGTATTTTGGTATCTAAATTAACCAAACCATTGTATAATATTCCTGAAATTGTAAAATCATTAGATGTAACTATAACAGAACTTATACCAACGGAAGTAACAGCTGGACCTGCTACGGTATTAAAAACTGTCTATGATACGGCTTTAAATGAAATTCAATTAAGAGATGTAACTATTTCTTCTTTGAATAGAAATATATTAACTTTAAATTCAAAAATAGGTCAATTAGAAAGTGTAACACAAAGTTTATTAATTGATTTAGATAATCAAAGATTATTGGTAGCAAATGCAGATAATCAAAATGCAATTACAACTACAAGAATAAGAACTGGAATTACGGATTTACAAAATGCTATATTAAAAGGAACATCCGAAGCTATTCAAAGGGTATCTTTGATAGCAAAAGTTACATCATTAGAAAAGGAAAATACAACTTTAAAAGACGAATTATTTGGTAAGCAGGCTAAAGCAGCTGAAGGATTTAAAGTTAGTGAAGATTTTGCATATAAGATACTGGAAATAACGGATAAAGATTATGATGGATTAAGGTTTGATGCTAGAGCAAATGAATCTTCTGAAAAATGGGCAAATGGACCTAGCATTCAAATAGATAATTTTGGTTCAAAAGATATTACTATTACATTTAGTGAAGTTGGAGATGATTTGATTTTAGAAATTCCTCCATTGACATTAAAAGCTGGAGCTAATACTGTGATAAAAATTAGAGAGAATATAGCATCTATAAGAGGTAAAGCACCTTCTGGTGGGTTTGGATTGACTGGTGATAGAGATTACTTTAGTACAATAAATATGAAATCTACATCTGGAACAATTGTACCTATTAAGATGAAATTGCATAAATGGAGAAAATACTTATAATATAAAAAATGGCATTATCAAATTTTAAAGATATAATTACAAACAAAGCCTATCTAATAAATTCTAAAGATAGAGAAATTTTTGAAAAAGGAGATTATCAATCATTTTTTGGACTTAGTAAAAGTGATGCCATTGAGTTTATTATGTACGATGTAAATAATAACCAACTACCACAACAATCGGCAGATAATCAATTAGTTAGATATATCCCATTAACAAATACTAATATAAAAGATTATTTTTTAATAGCTAGTAAT